CCGATCACTGTCTAAGTGGAGTTGCGAACTCTCACTGGTAAGATAAAAATAATAATAAGACATTATACTAACACTGTGTTGTTTAATACACTTACGCTACTCACCCGGGAAATCACTTAAGATAAACCAGATTTTAGCTGGAACACAGGTTTCAAAACAATGAATACATAATGTCCGGTTTACTACTCCGGTCATTTAGCTCAACACTCTCGTGTGGTAGTGCGCTAGGCTACCGATTTAGTACAATGAAGCAAGAAAATAAAAATTAAACTACCAGTCTGGACTAGGAAAAACAACTGAACCAAATTCCTTCTCATACAAGAAAACTGGACGTGTATCAACAGTACGTAATTTCGAAACTCCTTGAACAACTGCTAACTCCTGTTTCTCACGCATTTCATTCTCCCACTGCTGAAACGAAAAATGTGTTTGCACACCAAGTTCTGCTAACTCGGCAACAAACTTGTTGAACTCATCTTCACCATGATGAGCCATCATTCGCAAAGCCATGTCAATCTTTTGATCCATGATACTAATATTGCCAACGTTTTCTTTCTTTTCCCAAATCAATTCTCGATGAATGACTTTAATGGGAAGTGGTGCTGCAACATAACCATTCCGCGGTACAAACGGAGATTTAAGAAATGTGAGATCATAAATGGAATCACATGGTTTCATCACACTGGACTTATCCGCACTCGTGCACTGCTGTCCAAAACATGATAGAACATCTGAGATTTGATTCCGTCCATACCAGTCAAGTACACTGTCCTTAGCTGTGTAGATAACATCATCACCATAAGTCAAACATCGAACATTCTCTCGAAAGTCCGCAATACCCCCAGGGATACTACAACACTTCTTACACAAAACATATGAAACCAACATATTGTACCAGTTAGTCACAGAATTCAAAACATCAGTGCAAGGGTTACCAGATTTATTCCCCTGAGTGGTTTCAGTTAAATAACACCCGACGATCATAATCGAATGCGTAACAGAATGCAAAAGGGCGTGGCGAGCCTCACAATCCTGATAGCAGTAATAATGGTCAACAACTGCTAAGAAAGCGTCAATCGCACCTTGAGTAACATTCCCGTCATAATTTTTATAATCAATATCACCACCGTTAACACCAACTTCAGTGAGTTTTTTAAGATATTGACCCCATACCTCATCTTTATCACGCCCAATACCATGACACAATCGAAAACCGGCATTAGACTTGTAAGAATTAAGGAATGACCCAAAATACTTACGAATTAAAAGTGTTAATTCAAGTCCTGGTTGCACAAATACGCGTGTCTTACCAACACGCACCTTATTAATGTCTAATAATTCGTCCTTATTAGTAGCAGTCCAAAAAGTAACAGGGGCCTTACCTTGACATACTCGGCGATCCTGAGCCTGAAGATGAGCAACAAAATTAGTTTGAAGCATAGGAATAAAACGAGTACGAGCAACATCTGAAAATTCATAATATTGAGGTGCCAACTCACCATTGGAAAGAATTTCTTGAGGAAGAGGATCGAAAAGCTCTGTCTTCCCTTTTGTGTAGTAACGCTGTAAATACCCGGTTGATGTGTTCAAAATTATTGGTTTCATATCACCAACTCCGTTAATCATTTCAAACTCAGTCAATGGTTTTGACAACTCATCTTGGCCAATCAAATCCTTCATATAAAGAACGCATTCATTATGAACATATATCGGAACAGCATATTCAGCAGTGGGAACGAATTTCTGAGCATGCGTATAGAGTGGATGTATGCGTTCACCCCCAACCTGAACAACCTCTTTAGCGGACGGCATAAAGGTATCAATCCAATTTTTGTGACAAATGTCACTACGCACAAAAGCTGTATTAGTAGGCTGAAATCGCTCCAACTTAACACCATTAATCTCACCACGACCATGGAATTCAACAGGTTCCGTCCACCAACGGCACTCTTCATAAATTGTGGTAACCCCTGCTTCCTCAAAATCAACCTCCTCAACCGCTGTGGGAATATCAATTCGACGGTCTATTTTCTCAATAGCCTCACATATTGCCTCATAAGATATATCAGCAACCCCAGTTTCGTTCTCCTTGTGGTTAATACCCCACACATGAATACCAATGATTGGACGATTGACTGATTTATTTCGTACAACATACGGTCGACCGCAATCTCCAGTTTTTGAAGTTACCGAAGTAACAGCTGCCACTCCACGATTACCATCATAGGTAATCCCATTAAGGAGAGAAACAACAGCACGATCAGGTTCATCAGAAAAACCAGGTTTCATCCACCAACACGACAACTCAGACTCACCAAAATTCTCATGCATACGACGAGTCATAAATTTGCCTTTAAT